TATTGATCTTAAACGTTCTGCAGGAAAAATGGCTACCGGTGGGGATGTTAAGCTTTCTATTAAAAAAGGCGAGAAAAAACCTACTAATCAAGGCGCCGGTTTAACTGCAAAAGGTAGAGCAAAAATTAATAAAGCAACAGGTAGTCATTTAAAACCTCCACAAGCAAAAGGACCTAGACATGATTCTTTTTGCGCGCGCATGAGCGGAATGCCAGGTCCTATGAAAGACGAAAAAGGCAGGCCCACTCGTAAAGCAGCATCATTAAAAAGTTGGCATTGTAAAAGTGGTGGGAAGATCAAGAAAACCTCAATGTGGTGATCTATGGATATTCAACAAATTTTCAACCTAGGTGCTTCTGTTATTGGCACCGCAGCTATGTGGATATTAAAAGTGATCTGGGACGAAATTAAAACACTTAAAGAAGCACAAGATAACATTCAAAAAGACATGGCCAAACAAGTCGTGTTAAAAGATGATTACCGTGCAGACATTACTGACATTAAGAATATGTTTAATCGTATTCTTGATAAGATGGATACAAAAGCGGATAAAACATAATGAGTACTTCAGGAACAGTAAGCCAAACCGTTATCACTGTTCAACAACTCATTGATAGTGGTGCTCGAAGAGCCGGTAAATTGGCGGAAGACTTAACAGTTGAGCAAGTTAATGCTGCTACTCAAAGTTTATACTATTTATTATCTAATTTAGCTAATAGAGGTATTCAATACTGGTGTATTCAAAAATATGTATTAGGATTAATTCCTGATCATTACCAGTATTATTTAAATACTGGCGTAGTAGATGTTTTGAATGCTAACTATAGAACAGTTACCCAAAATACAACTGGCGGCTACTCGACTACAGGTAATGGTTCTTATGCCTTTGATGGTCAATACACTAATATTTGCCAATGTACTAATAACACCAGTTCTATAGGTATTAATAATGGTTCTGGACAAAACGTTTATATTGGAACTGTAGGCATTTTACCTGCTGTAAATGGATCTGTAACAATACAAATCCAATACTCAACTGATGGTAATACTTGGACAACAGCTTATAGTCCTGGAGCCACTACGTGGGTTGCAGGGACCTGGATATACTATGACCTTGACCCATCTGCAAACGTGCCGTATTGGCGCATTTTGCAGACTTCTGGAGTCAATATGGGAGTATATCAAGTAGTCTTTGGTTCAAATGCTACAGAAATCCCAATGGCGCGTATGAACCGGGACGATTATACTAATTTGCCCAATAAAAACTTTACCAATAATTATCCTTTGCAATATTGGTTTGATAGAAATATCCCGCAACCTGCTATGTATTTATGGCCTGCGCCACAAATTTATTCCCCCCAAATTGTTGTTTGGGCGCATCGTTATATTCAAGACGTAGGAGCTTTATCAGGATCTATTGAAATTCCTCAGCGTTGGTACCTTGCAGTACAAAACATGCTTGCGCATCAAATGGCTATGGAATTACCTAATGTAGATCCACAAAGAATTGTATACTGTGAACAACAAGCTGAAAAATATTGGATGATGGCAGAACAAGAAGAGCGAGATAAATCTCCAATTTATTTTGCTCCTAACATAAGTCCATATACAAAATGAGCATTTGGTTAGATACTCGTGGAAATTCTGTACTTAGTATTGCAATTTGCGATAGGTGCAAGATGAAACGAGCTTATGACAATATTAGTAATGATCGTAATATTCCTGGTTTAAGAGTGTGTAATTATGGGTGCAATGATGAACGTGATCCTTATAGACTTCCTGCTAGACAGCCTGAAAAAATTTCAATTCGCTTTCCTAGGCCTGATGCTCCTATTGGGGAAGATGATCAAGCTTTAACTACTGATCCAAATATTGTGAACAATCCCGATCAAGATAAAGCTACTCCTGTTACAGCTGGTCAATCTGGTATTGCTCCAGAAAAATCACAGGATTCAATTGACGGTAATCTTGATAATTTAAGTCCATAATGGCTACAGCACCTTATTTACCATTATTTCAAGTTAATACTCCTGTTAAATTAGGTCAGGGTGTTACTGCTACTTCTATTGCTACTCTTTATACAGTACCTTCTAATGTGCGGACTTATGTGACTGACATTACTGCATGCAATACTGGAAGTGCAACAGCAACATTTGATGTGTATTTAGTTCCAGCTACAGGAACTGCTGGCGTAGCTAATGCTATATTTTATCAATGCCCTTTAACCGCTAATCAGACTGTACAATGGACGAGTACCCAGCCACTTTTTGCTGGTGATACCATTCAAATTAAGGGTTCTGGAACAACGATTACCGTTACCGTTGGTGGACAGCAAGCGACATGACAATCAATTATTTTCCACCTCAAGGTTCATCTTCTAGTAATCCAATTACTGCGATTACTGATAATGAATCTCCGCTTGCTCTACCGCCTTACTTACAAGTTGCTCGTGGACTTGTTACAGGCGCTTCAGTAGTTAATATTTATGGTTATCAGAGTGCATTGCCAAACTCTAGTGCAGTAACTTATTATCCTATTTGGGAAAATACTACTACTTATACTTATCCTGCATCTGCTACAACTATGTTGTTATGGAGTTCTTCAGCTTCTGATACAGCAGTTCAAGTATTAATTAATGGATTAGACTCTAGTTATAACTTGCTTTCTGAAACATTGACTCTTACCAATGGAACAACAGGTGTTACTACTGTTAATAGTTACTTAAGAATCAATGGCATACAAGTGGTTGGAACTGTTAATGCAGTAGGCACTCTTAATGTTGGAAATGCAGGAAAAACCATTCAATATGCTGAAATTATAGCAGGAAATGGTAAAAGCCAAGCAATGATATATACAGTTCCTAATGGTTATACATTCTATTTAACCCGTTCAAACGCTTATTCAAATCAAAATGGCAACACAATTAACAATTTTTGCGGATATAGAGTTTGGACACAATCATCTGCTGGATTAATTAATATTCTTCTTCAAGCGCCTTTTACTAATAACTATCAAACTATCAGGGTTGCCCCTCGTGCATATGCTGCCAAAACTGATATTCAGTGGCAAGCTACTGGAGGACCATCTTCTGGAACATCACAGATAGGTATTGGTGTAGAAGGTATTTTAATTGCAACAGGAACACCATAATGGCAAATATAAGAATATCGCAACTTCCAACAGCTCCAACAGCTATTACTGGTGCTGAGCTAGTTCCTGTCGTTCAAAACGGTCAAACAGTACAAACAACTGTTAGTGCAATTACTAGTAGTCCTACGTTTACCCAAACATTTCTTACCGCAACAAAACAAACATCTTTGCCAAACAGTCGTTATATTGGTACAGGAACAGGTATAGGTGCAACAGATGGCGGATCGGGAGGTTTATATACTCTTTATCTAAATGCTGCATCTGGAAGTTTAGAAACAGCTGCTACAGGTATTATTGCAAAGACAACAAGTACAAGTGTTTCACCTATTACTTTAGTATCTTCTACAACTGGCTTAACAATTACTAACGGTAATGGCGTTAGTGGTAATCCTTCATTTGCATTAACAGGTTTAGTAGCTGCATTAGCTCTTGTTTCCTCAACGGGTTTATTGCAAACTAATGGAACAACTTTAACAACAGCAGTTGTTGCTGGAACAACAAACCAAATTGCAGTAACTAACGGTTCAACTAATCCTGTTATAGGTTTAGCAAGTAATCCGATTATTCCCGGAACTGCAAGTATTACATTGCCAATTGGTGCTACTGCAGCTCGCCCCGCAAGTCCTGTAAATGGCATGATTCGTTATAACTCAGATAGCAATGCATTAGAAATTTATGCAGCCGGTAACTGGGGTACTGTGCTTTCTGGTACAGGCGTATCAAGTTTTTCTGCAGGAACAACAGGTTTAACCCCAAATTCCCCTACTGGAGCTAACGTTGTTTTAGCTGGAGTTTTAAATGCTTCTAGTGGCGGTACGGGAAGTCCTGGGGCATTAACAGGTTATGCTTATGCAAACGGAACTGGTGCTTATACTGCTTCCACAACTATTCCTACTACAGCACTTAGTGGAACAATTACTAATGCGCAATTAGCAAATAATTCAGTTACTTATAACGGTACAACCGTTGCTTTGGGTAATTCTGCAACAATTACTGCAAATACCCCTAATGCATTAACTTTTGGTACAGGCTTAACAGGTACTAGTGGAACATTTAATGGTAACTCAGCAGTTACAGTAAACCTTGCTAATACCACAGTTAGCCCAGGTAGCTACAATGCTGCAAATATTACTGTTGACGCTCAAGGACGAATTACTGCAGCTACGAGTGGCACCGCAAGTATTGTTACCTCTTTTTCGACGGGGACTACAGGTTTAAGTCCAAGTGGCGCTTCTACAGGGGCAATTACATTAGCTGGTACATTGGTCATAGCCAATGGCGGAACAGGTCAAACAACTGCTTTAGCTGGATTTAATGCTCTTTCCCCTATGACTACTGCTGGGGATATTATTTATGGGGGAGCATCAGGATCAGGAACTAGATTAGCAATCGGCACTGCATCGCAGATATTAACTGTAAATTCAGGGGCAACAGCTCCTCAGTGGACAACGCTAAGTGGTGTTGCGGTTACTACGCTAAGTTTTGGCACTACAGGATTAACCCCAAATACAGCAAGTTCAGGAGCATTAACAGTTTCTGGAACTTTGGTTGTTGGTAATGGAGGCACGGGGGTAGCGACTTTAACTGGTCTTGCGTACGGTAATGGCACTTCTGCTTTTACCGCTGCTACAGCTGCTCAAGTTGTAGCTGTTATTGGATCCACTGTAGTAACAAATGCAACAAATGCAACCAATGCAGCTAACGTAACTCTTGCAGCTGGTTCAGGTGCTACAAATTATCTTGTTTATGCAGCTACTGCTACAGGTAACGTGCCTGAATATACAAGTACTGGTTTAACCTACAATGCAACTAATACTGCAATTACAGGTGGTATCAACGGGGGCGTTTTTTAATGTTTAAAGATATAATTGTAAAAAGGAATTAAACTATGGCACAAACAGGGTTTACCCCCATAATCTTATTTCATAGCACCACTGCTAGCAATACGCCAACAACTGGCAATCTAGCAGTTGGTGAACTTGCCATTAATAATACAGACGGAAAACTGTATTACAACACTGGCTCTGCAGTTGCACTTCTTGCTTCATTTAATGCTACGGCTGGTATATTTGGTGGAACAGGTGCAATTACTATCCCCGTGGGAACAACAGGTCAGCAACCAGCTTCTCCTTCTACTGGAATGCTACGATTTAATTCTTCATTAGTACAATTTGAAGGATATAATGGTAGCGTTTGGACATCTGTTGGTGGCGGTGCAACAGGTGGTGGTACAGACCAAGTGTTTGTTCTTAATGGAGTAACGGTGACTACTAGTTATACTTTCCCAACAGGCAAAAATGCCGAAACAGTTGGTCCAATTACAATTAACTCTGGCGCTGTTGTGACCGTACCGAGCGGTCAGCGTTGGGTGGTTCTTTAAGGATAAAACATGACTGCATCGATTAATGCAAGTACCTCAAGCGGATTAGTCCTTACTTCGGACTTGTCTGGTAATCTTGCTCTACAAAGCAATGGCACGACTGTAGCTACTGCCACGTCTACTGGGTTTAATTTACCTGCTAACAACACAATAAATGCTGCTAATACATTCGGATTCAAGAACCGCATTATTAATGGTGCGATGATGGTGTCTCAATATAATGGAAGCTCTAGCGTTACTCCTACTGGAGCTGGAACTTATTTTATGGACAGATGGCAACAATACTTTTCACAATCAAGCA